TGTTCAAGGTTTTTATGGTTCTTTCTATGACATAACAACTCAAACAGCATCTAGCACTACTGCAGCTTATGTTGTCAATATTGGAAATCAATTTGAAGCGAATGGCGTAAGCGTTGTTTCTGGTAATCAAATTTATTTTGCTAATGCTGGTACATACAATCTTGAATATTCTTTGCAATTCCAAAACTCTGATGCCAATGGCGATAATGTTGATGTATGGTTGCGTAAAAATGGTTCAGATGTTGCGGATAGTAATTCTATTTACAATGTCCCAGGAACAGCTCATGGTGGAGCAGGTGCTTTAATTGCAGCAGTTAATTATGTTTTAACTGTTAATGCTGGCGATTATTTACAATTAGCTTGGGCGGTATCTAATACAAATATTTCAATTGCTACATCTGCTGCACAAACTGGACCAACTGTACCAGTAACACCAGGTGTTATTGTTACTGCTACTCAGGTAATGTACACACAATCTGGTTATTCTGGTATTTCTGGATATTCAGGATTTTCTGGAATATCAGGTTATTCTGGATCAGGTATTTCTGGATACTCAGGTTATTCTGGTCAAAATGGCTCTCAAGGTATTAGTGGCTACTCAGGATATAGTGGAGCGACAGGGGCACAAGGTTTAAGCGGATATTCTGGTCAAAATGGTTCACAAGGTACAAGCGGATATTCTGGTTATTCAGGCATCAATGGTACTAATGGTACTAATGGAGCTTCTGGATATTCTGGTTATTCTGGTCAAAATGGTTCTGCTGGAGCAACAGGAACAAGTGGATATTCAGGTTATAGCGGATACAGCGGTTATGGTATTGCATTAACTTATGATTCTTTTACTGCTACTGCATCACAAACAACTTTTACAACTTCATTAAGTTATACATCAGGAAAGATTGATGTGTATTGTAATGGTGTAAGAATGATTAATGGTACTGATGTAACTGTTACAAGCGGAACTCAAGTAGTATTTGCCACAGGATTATCAGCAGGTAATTTGGTATCATTGGTTTATCCGCACTAATATGGAAAATATAAGATATGACAATTCAAGATATAAGACAGGAATTAACCAATAATTTTGAGCGAGCAGTATTTTTAAAAGGTGATCCAGTATTCCCTAGAGAAGCCACTAGATATATATGGGCTAATGAGCATCTTCTAGGGAAAGATATTTTGGAAATTGGATGCTCTACTGGTTATGGCATCCAGTTTCTTCCTAATGATATTAACTATGTCGGTATGGATTATGACCTTAGAATCATTGATGTAGCAGCCAGTCAAAAATGGCGAAATAATGCAATATTTGTTCATGCAGACATTAATAAAATTCAATTACTTCAACATGACACTATCATCGCTTTTGAAGTTATTGAGCATTTAGATAATGGCTTAGAAATTGTTGAAAAGCTCAAGAAGCATTGCAAAATGCTTTTAATTACAGTCCCATATAAAGAACCGAAAGGGTTTTGGGGTGAACATCATAAGTTGCATGGATTATCCGAATCAGATTTTCTTGATTTCAAGATTCAATTTATTAATGAACATGGGTATATTTCAGATTTCCCTGAATCAATAAGTCCGACTAATGTCTGCAATTTAATGATTTTGAGGTGGGATAATGTCTAAAATCCTATGTTCAGTTGCTACTAGAGGGCGATATTTCACTACTTTGCCATTGGTATTGATGGCTATTGCCAATCAAACAAGATTGCCAGATAAGTTAATCATTTTTGATGATAATGATGAACCACAAGATATGAGAAATGAATTCTTATATCAGCATATATTTAATATTTTTCAAGAAAAAAGTATTGATTGGGAATGGCAATTTGCTGAAAAAAAGGGACAGCATCATATTCATCAAAGAGCCAATACTATGGGGTATGAATTTGTATGGCGAGTAGATGATGACTGCATTCCAGAGCCTAATGTATTGCTCAATTTAAATATGGACATACACAGAGGAAATGATATTGGTGCAGTTGGTGGCTCTATTCTTACCCCCCCAAATATTCCCAATACAGATAAATCAACTGGAAAAATACAAGATATTGATAGCGAGTTAAATGTCCAATGGGGTAAAACAGAAATCTGGAAAGAAGTAGACCATCTTCATTGTTCATTTTTATATCGATCTGGGTTGCATGATTACAATTTAGGTCTTTCAAGAGTTGCTCATAGAGAAGAAACTTTATTTACTTATGGATTAAAGCAAAAAGGATATAGGATTGTTTTTTGTCCTGGGGCAGTTTCTTGGCATTTAAAGAATCCACAAGGCGGTATTAGAAGCGAAACTAATCAAGGAATGTTTGAGCATGATGAAAAGATATTTAGAAATATTCTTAATTTCAGAGATAAAACTATTGTGGTTCTTAATTGTGGCATGGGCGATCATATTGTTTTTAACCATGTTCTGCCAGAGATAAAGAATCCTGTAGTTTTTACTTGTTATCCTGAGATAGTTCAAGGGCAATCTATTGCAGAAGCTCAAGAACTATTTGGCGAATTGGACCAATACAATATCTATAAAAAGATGCATGAATGGAATTGGAAAGGAAGCCTAGAAGATGCTTTCAGAAAGATGTATCTATGATAATCATATCGCCTTATGCAAAAGCTCTTAGAAATGGCAAAAATAACCCTAAAAACTACCCTTTTTGGAAAGAATTAATAGCTTTAATAGATGAGCCCATTATTCAAGTTGGTATAGAGGGCGAAGAACAATTAGTGCCTGATTTTAGGAAAAATTTACCTTTGCCAGAACTTAGAAAATTAATACAAGAATGTCGAATCTGGATTAGTTGCGATAGTTTTTTTCAGCATTTAGGATGGGATGAAGGCAAGCAAGGAATTGTGCTTTGGTCTGTTAGCGACCCATTGATTTTTGGGCATTCTGAGAATATTAACCTTTTGAAAGATAAAGCTAATTTATGCCCTAATCAATTCTTTTGGTGGGAGTTTGTAGAGCATGATAGTAACAAATTTGTTAGCCCAGATGTTGTGCTAAAATTCCTACAGACATCAACAAGATAAGACCCTTTAACCCCTATTTAAGAGTTTTAAGATGGATATTGACCCAGTTAAAGTTGGTGTGATGTGGCAAAAAGTTGAAGCGATGGAAAAAGAAGTCGCAGAACTTAGAACCGATGTCAAAGAACTTTTAGCTTTAGCTAATAAAGGTCGAGGTGGTTTTTGGGTTGGTATGTCGATAGTTTCGGCATTTTCTACATTTATTGGGTACTTAACTCATACTTGGATGAATAGATAATGAATAATATTGAAACTGCAAAAGAAGTAGCTGGAAAGGCTATTGGAAAACAAGGTCTTTTCTATATTACTTTAATAGTTATTATTGGTGTTGGTTCATCTTTATTTTTAGATGAAGGCAAAATAGCTGCTGTCATGGGCTTATTAGGCTCTGCTCTTGTGGCTTTAATTTCTATGCTTAACAGCATTGCTAATGAAACACCTAAAGAAGAAAAACCTGAATTTGAAATTATGAAAGAATTAATTACTCGCTTGGATAAATTAGCAGAAAAAGAGCCTATGCGAGTTAATGTAGAAGATGGAAAAGTAACTGTAACAAAAGGCGAAGATTCTGTTACTACAAAGGAATAAATATGGATTGGCTTAAACAAATAGCACCAACTATTGCAACTGCCCTTGGTGGTCCATTTGGCGGTTTAGCTTATGAAGCAATTAGTAAAGTTCTTGGTGTTAGCACAGATTCAGCCAAGCAAATGCTAGAAACTGGCAAGCTAACTTCAGATCAAATTGCTGGTGTACAACAAGCAGAAATTGCTTTAAAAGCTAAAGCTCAAGAATTAGGCTTAGATTTTGAACAATTAGCTGTGGCAGATAGAAAATCAGCTAGAGATATGCAGATTTCAACTAAATCTTTAATCCCTGCAATTCTTTCTTTTATTATCATTGGCGGTTTTGCAATTATTACTGCCATGAAAATTCTTGGTTATTCAATGGGTCAAGACCCTACTATTCAAGATTTATTAACCACTTTAAGAGATGGTGTAATTCTTATCCTTTCATTTTATTTTGGTTCTAGTGCAGGTTCACAAGAAAAAGACCAAATGATTCATAATTCAACACCTATCAAATGAACTTAACAACTAATTTCACTCTTGAAGAACTTACTCATTCAGAAGTAGCAGAAAGAAAAGGGTGGGATAACACAGCACCAGCTCCAGTTGTTACTAATCTTATTCGATTAGCTAATATGCTAGAAGAAGTCAGATCACTTCTTGGTAAGCCATTATTAATCAATTCTGGGTATCGCTCAAAGCTAGTTAATGATGCTGTAGGCTCAAAAGATACAAGTCAGCATAGGTTAGGATGTGCAGCCGATGTCAAAGTCGGTGGAATGACCCCAGACCAAGTAGTACAAGCTATTATGGGTTCTGATATACAATTCGATCAGTTAATAAGGGAGTTTGATTCTTGGACACACATTAGTGTTACGAATAATCCTAATGAATCGCCTAGAAAGCAGCTTTTAATTATAGACAAACAGGGAACAAGACCCTATATAGGCTAATATGACACTTAAAGTTTCTGATGAGCAATTTATAGCAGTTTGGAATCAATTAGGAAGCCCATTAGCTGTAGCAACTGCTTTAGGATTAGATTTAAGAAATGTATATCGCAGAAGAAATAATTTAGTAACTAAAGGATTTAATTTAGAAACTACAAATCAACAAGGCAATACTAAAAAGTTTGACCAAGAAAAGTTAAATGAAAGACTTAGACAAGCAGAACACAATGTAAGGCGAGGAATTGCTTTAGAAAAAGGCAGAGTTCTAGTTTTTTTTAGTTCTCAAGGAAATCTATTCCATGCTTATGGTTTGTGAACCTTTTACTAAGTGGAAATTGCCTTTGCCTGATGAAGTTCAATTTATTGTTACAGATGAGCAAGATGTCATGGGCACTTATATGTATGATGATGGTGAGAAATTTGCCCATACAATCACCATTAGCAAGGCTAGGTGCGGTTTTCTTGATACGGTCATACGAACTATGGCACATGAGATGATTCATGCTTCTAGGCACGATACCATTACCGATGCTTGGTGCAAACATGATGCAACATTTAAGCGTAGAGCTAACAGTATTGGCAAAGAATTAGGATTGGACCACTTGGAATTATAATTTTAAGGTCATATAAAGCCCAATTTGAGCGAAGGCATATCCTAACCAAGTAATAAACCCTGAGATATTGCCTTTATAACCTTGTTGAATACCCACAATAGCATATCCAATCCCAGTTAAAGCTACAATAAAGTGGCTAATCGTCATAGTCATGCTCAAAGTCTACAGAAGCCATCAAAATCGGCTTTTTAAAGGCTAATTCCATCAGCTCCATAACTTCCTTCATCTCGCTAGATGATTCTCCTACAATGGTCGCATCGCTATGCCCAAATGGATTGCCATTTTTGTTATAGTAGACTTCCCTAATCTCATAGATAGGCAACTCATCATCCGCAGCTATATCAACAATTCTATAATTCCAGCTCATACAATCCCATCTAAGTTATAAACCTTTAAACTTGCCAACTTTTGCCTAATCTTTCTAAAGGCATTTTTCTCAAAATACCAGACTGCTTCCTGTGTAATATTCAGTTTATCAGCTACTTCCTGCCTGGTCATTACTGTGTACATATTCAAAATATGATTTAACTTGATCTCCGCACTGGGAGCATTTATAGGTTTTTTCTGTATAACTTTCATCATCAGCCACAATTGGTTTTATATCTATTAATTCCATTTCATTGTTACACAAAACACAATAAGCTGGGGCAAATCCAAAAAAAGTGGCTTCACTCATCTTTTTCTATCCACCAAAGAATGAATAAAGTCAGTATGGACAAGGCAGATAAAACACCAAATCCAACAAAAAATATAGTTGCAACAGTAATTATAAAATTTAGCATGGGTTAAACAGCCAAGAAGCTGCCTTATCTGGTTTAGGGGTTGTTTTCTTAATATATGGGTTAAAGTTCTTTTTATTCTTTAAAAATGATGCTTTATTTACACTTGGTCTATTACCTATAGCATATATCCTTTCATGGTATCCATCTTGAAAGCGATAAGAACTAACATATACCTTTTCAATGTCCATTAAATATCTAAGGTAAGCCATCACAGTTGCTGATCTAAAGCCTGTTTCTTCAATAAGTTCTTTTGATGTCAGCAATCCATCTTCCATTAAAGCAAAGATTTTTTCTATATTTTCTTGATTTGTTTTTGTTTCAAAGTTAATTGGCATAATTGGTAAGGGGCAAAAGCCCCTATTTTTATTCTGGTTTATCTTCTTCTGGTAACAAATTATTTTTTTCTAAAATATCAATAATTGTGCCCAGAGCCATTGAGTAAGAATCTTGATTATCACTAAGGATTTGTACCCTTTCAAGAACTGCTTGTACCCATTTATTTAAGTCTTGTATGACTTGTTCAAATTCAGTTTCAGACATATTAATCCTTAAAATGGGACAGTATCATCATCAATAGATGCTTTAGGTGCAACTGGAGCAGTTGAAGCAACTTGTTTTGGCTCTCTTAGCTGAAACCAACCATCAAACTGAGGTGGCAAATAATCAATCTTAATTGCTTGTCCACCATTCTTTGTATCAACTAAAACACCAACTTTAAGCCAACTTTGCTTATCTTCACCAGTTGTCTTATCTTTGTAAGTGCCATTTTTAGTGATAATTTCATATTTAACTGCCATTTTTCAATCCTTTCAATTTGGTTACTAGGTTTGTTACTTCTTCTTCGAACTTTGCGACTTCATCAGTCAGCTTTTCAATATACTCATCATCGCGATGCAAGCGAACTACAAAGAGCTGTAGATCATCAGGCAATCTTGGGTCAAAGGATATGAAATCACAATAGTAGCGACCTGTTACAGCCATCTGCCACATCATTTGGTTAATATGCTCTTTAGGTGGCACACCATCCAAAATCCATTTAATATGGTTCTTAGTCATAGGGCATTTGATCTCAATGATGCCTTTTCCATCATCAATCATGCCATCTGGACTACAACCAGAATTTTTAACTGCAAAATGATTAACAAATGGGACTTGGCTAACAAATTGCCCCATCTTAACTTCATAGGCACTTCGAGCTAATGGTTCATTTTCAGTACCATGTCGCATTGCTTCAGAAGTAAATGATTCAGTCGGTACACCAGTTAATCGCTCTAGTGCCAACTCATACATATAGTTTTCTCTGGATGTAGACCAACCAGACTTGGTTTTAGCCATTAAATCATTAATTCTGCTTGCGGTAATTTTTCCTAATCGCAATTGTTTCCATGCATCTGTGCCTTGTTCAATTGTTTCCATTTTGTTCTCTCGCTTTCATCATTGCATCTGCTATTTCATAAGATTGTTTTGCCAATATTTGAGCTGGAATAACACATTCTTCATTAGCAATATCAATATGACTTTTTACAATATCAGAATTAGATATTTGTCCTTGCATAGCTTTAGCAGCAAAATAATCTCTTAAATCCATGCCACCTTGTTCTTGATGATAATAATAAGTAGGAAATGCTTTCATTTTATTCACCTAATTGTAAAAAAAACATTTCAAGTTTATAAGCCAATTTTCCACAGCGATGGGCACAATTAGCAGCTTCAATTAAATCATTGGTAAGTGTGAATTTATGCAATTTCTTGGTTTCAGCAACCAACTCAAGCAATAATTCTGAATAATCTTTAGGCATTTAATTCCTCTTTTCTTTTGTCTTTAGCAGTTGTTAATAGTTTGTTAGTTTCTTTGTCTTTTTTGGATGCATTGTAGGCTTCAGCATATACCTTTTGAAGCTCTGTTAAAGATTCTGCACTAGAGATTCTGTTTAACAGATCATCTATGCTATCTTCATCCAAAGGCAAATCCTCATTGCCATAAAGCTGTAAAAGCCCAATCCCAGTACAACTAATGGCTTTTGTAAGGCATCGCATCATCGCTGTATTTACTTGGAAAGCATTAGGGTTAGCAACTGGTTGATTATTACTAGACAAAACAGGCAAGTGCATAGTAATTTTTTTACCAAATGCATACAAAATGCAATAAACCATCATAGTGCCATCTGGGAATGTCTTAGGTTGCGGAAAATTCCAAGATGCTCTTGAATCTTGTTGAAGTAATTGGTCTACTGCAACTGCCCAAGAAATATAGTTAAGTTTGCCTTTTTTGCGGATGTATTGGCTTACATCAACTGTTCGAAGTTCTTTATATTTCATTTTATGGTCCTACCAAGTCAATTAAGGAATCAATTTCTTCTGCACAAGCAGTTTTGACAAGTCTTAGCAAATACTCATCATTGCCAAGAATGTAATTAAGCAAAACTTCACCACTTAAACCATATAACTTATCGTTTAAATCGTTGTGGAAAAATGGGGATATTTGTAAGTCTTTGCGAGAACCATATCTAATAACTTCTTTGTTAAGAATGGCATCACATACTTTTTCGTGGAGTTCTTCATAAGTCATATTAAATGCTCCATCCATATACAAACATTGCTGCAAAGATAATTGCTAGGATTGCTACACCAATAAATTCTAAAACTGATTTCATTTTTGTTACTCCTTTTGTTGTTAAAAATTTGTGCTACAGGGTCATACTCCGCTATTTAGCTTACATAATCCTTACTAGGTTAAAATATTTTTATGTATGCAAAAAGAACCGATATTAATCAGAAACAGATTGTAGAAGCATTGCGGTCTATGGGTGCTAATGTCTATTTGTTGCATGAAATAGGGCGAGGAATACCAGATATTTTAATTGCTTACAAAGGGGTAACAATATTAGCAGAAATTAAAAGAAATACCAATGCTAGGCTAACAGATGCTCAAATTCAATTTTGGAAAAACTGGCAAGGCGGTAAATTGGTGCGAATAAATAATATTGATGAAGCTATTGCATTGATTAAAAATATGGTTTAATATCGCTTGGAAGGCTAGGAGAAAGCTCATTACTTTATCCGAAAAGTGGTTTAGTCGCCCACCTGCCAACCTTTTTTAATGCGACCACCTTTGACTAGGGAAAATATGAATTATTATCCATTCCATATTGGGGATTACATATCCCATACTAGGCATCTTTCTGATGCTGAAGATTTAGCTTATAGAAGAATGATTGATTTGTATTATCAATCTGAGCAACCTTTTAAAGATTCTGAATCAGTTGCGAGAAAGGTCAATTCCACACCTGAAATCATCTCTGTTCTCTTGTCTGAATACTTTGTGAAATCAGAAGATGGATGGAGAAATAAGCGAGCCGATGAAGAAATTGCTAAGTATCATGCCAAAGCAGATTCAGCTAGAAATGCAAATAAAGCTAAATTAGCTAAGAAATCAGAGTTGAAATCAGAACTGAAATCAGAGCCGATTCAGAATGCAACCAATAACCAAGAACCAATAACCAATAACCATATTAAAGATAAAGCTCTTAAAATCGCTTGCCCTTCTGATGTCAATGAACAAGTATGGAATGATTGGTTACAACTTAGAAAAATTAAGAAAGCATCAGTAACCAAAACAGTTTTAGATGGAGCTAGAAAAGAAGCTAATAAAGCTGAATTATCTTTAGAAGATTTTTTAAAAATATGGTGTTTAAGAGGTTCTCAGGGATTAGAAGCATCTTGGCTTAAACCAGAAGAAAAGAAAATCTTTAGAACTCAAGCGGACAAAACTAGGGATGTTTTATCTGGATTAACAAGAGGATTAATTGGGGGCAATAATGACATCAAATTACTCTGAATATGATTTTTGCACAGCAGATCAAGGATTGGACTATATTTTTGGGAAAATGGGTGCAATTTATGGTGCTGCTTTTACTCGCCATTGGGATGGAGTAGATTTAGGATTGGTTCGGGGTACTTGGAAAGAAATGCTTGGAGTTTATGCAACTTATAAACCAACAATAGATTTTGCATTAAATTCTATGGACAAGTCTTTTGTGCCATCAGCCATAGCATTCAAAGATTTATGTAGCCAAGCTGGAAGAATACCTGTTAAACCAGAGCGAACAATTATTCATCAACCAACTCAAGCAGAAATTGAAAAAAATGCTAAAGCAAGAGATGAAGCGATTGCTGCTATCAGAGCATGGAAAACTGGAGTTAAGGCTTAATGGACCTTTTAACTGATACTTATAGCGAAGAATATCGCCATCAATGTGAAGTAAAATGGTTATCCAGATTATCTTTGCAAGATAGGCGGTTATTCCTAGCTGATGTACAAGAAAAAAGAGGTTTAACTGCTGCAAATAATTTAAAAGGTTCTTTAACAGAGCTATGGAAAAAGAAAAGCTCGAAATAATTGTAGGTTGTCCAGAGTTATTGCAACCATTGACAGATTATGAAATAAGCCGATTATGGCTAAAAGTAGACAGGCAGTATTGGCATGGCGAAAGCGTAACAGCTCAAATAGTTATGGAATTTGCCAGATTAATTGAGAAAGCTCATGGAATAAGGATAAGAGATGGAAAAGACCGAGATACAGCAGAGCATGACTTCGATTGACCCAAATAAAGCGGTTACATTCATTATTGAAAATGCTCCTAAGTATGCAGAAGCAAAAAGCCAAAGGGTATATCTGGAGAACTTCCTAAAGGTTAAGAAAGCCCAGATTATGCAAGATTGCAAAACTGAATCATCTATTGGCAGAGCTGAAACCTATGCTCTAGCTCATCCAGATTATTTGGTAATAGTTGAGGGCATAAAAATATCAATGCTTGAAGAAGAAAAGCTCAAATATTTTTTGGAAGCAGCTAGGCTAAGAGCTGAGATTTGGCGAACAACTGAAGCAAGCAATAGATCACAAGATAGGGTTACAAGATGAATGGCAATAATACTTATGCTGAAAGACAAACTGTAGTCAACTTTGGCGAGGAAATGTTTGAGAAATATTGTCGAGAAAAGCAGTATGTATTGCATAGAGTTGGTTTTGATGAGAAAGCTGGGAATGTGCCAAATTTCTTTAAATTAAACCCAATGATTCGCAATCTGCCAGATTATATTGTTAATACTCCAACTGCTACTTTTGTAGTAAATGTCAAAGGCACAAACTGCATCAAAAAAGAAGAAATGACCATTCTTACAGAGCTTATAGCTTGTTATTCATCTAAGGATGCTCAGTTGCTCTATGCATTCTGTTTAAAAGGCAATGAGCTACCTATATTGGTTTATCCAGAGAAATTAATCTATTTGTACCAACAATCTAAAGATGAGCAATGGAATGATGGTAAGGTATATAGGAGATTAAATGTATAGAAATCCAAAATTACTTAAATTAGCCCAATTTTCACCATGTCAAGTATGCGGAATACAAGATAACACAATAGTAGCTGCTCATAGCAATCAATTAAGGGATGGCAAAGGGCGAGGATTAAAAGCACATGATTATAGAATTGCTTATTTATGCCATAAATGTCATTGGGTAATAGACCAAAGCCCAGAATTAAACAAACAATCAAAGTTTGAAATGTGGGATGAAGCTCATAGATCAACAATTGGTTGGCTATTTGAAAATGGATATATCAATGTTTGACCATAATAAAATTAAAAATGACCTAACACTTAGAATTTGTCAGGTTTGCAACACAAGAAAACCAAAAGAAACTGGGCGATATGTGCCAGTTAATGAATTAACACAAAAATGGCTATGTCAAAAATGCTATGAATTAAGAAATAGGCGGTAAGGTATATGTAAGCAAAATATGCGACATTTGAGCTTGAAAGGAGAAATATGAAAGAATATTTAACTGTATTAGGTCTGATTGTTGTGTTTATGGGTGGATTTGGATATGGTTCATGGGGGCAATATATTGAGCATATTGATGAATGCACTAGCTACACAAAAAAAGGAGTTGTTTGGAAAGGTTATCGGACAATTTCAGAAAAAAATGAAAAAAGATGCTTTTTTGTAGAACAAGAATACCCACATCGGGTTTGGCATGGAATTTAACAAATAAAAGGATAAGACAAAATGAAAAAATTATTAAATGAACAATTATGGGATTTATGCGGTTTACAAGATGCTGGTTTTAAATTAGAACAAGCAAAATCTATTGCTTCTTTATTATGGAAAAATTCCGAAGATGAAAGTGAAGCTGCTGGCAATTTTTGACATTCTTGATAGATTTGAGGTTGTATTTACAGAAAAAATAGAATTTTTATATGCATCAAATAAAGAATTGATTAAAAAATTAGAGTTGCTTGAAAAAAAGCTAGAAAAGGCTAAAAAATGAAACAAGAACCTGTTGCAATGAGATATGACTTTGATGGTTATGGTTATCTTTATATAGATAGTGGTAGTGGCTCTGATTGGCAAACAAGAATTAAAGATGCTGAACCACTTTACACAGCACCAAGAGAGTTAAGTGATTTTGAAATTATGCAAATAAGCAGTTGCTATCCTGATAGATTGTATTTTGCTAGAGCAATACTAAAGAAAGCGAGTGAGAAATGAACAAAAAATACGAAATGTTAGATAACGATAAAATTTTTTTGGGTGGAAAAACTTTAAAGCGTATTAAGGCTTTAGTTTCTATTGGTTCATTGGTATCTACTGGTGATTTAGGTGGCTACATTGAAAGCGAAAAAAATTTAGACCAGTCTAGCGATGCTTGGGTGTCTGGTAATGCTCGGGTGTATGGTAATGCTCGGGTGTATGGTAATGCTCAGGTGTCTAGCGATGCTTGGGTGTCTGGTAATGCTCGGGTGTCTGGTAATGCTCGGGTGTATGGTAATGCTCAGGTGTCTGGCGATGCTTGGGTGTATGGCGATTCTTGTGTGTATGACAATGCTTGTGTGTATGACAATGCTCGGGTGTCTGGCGATGCTTGGGTGTATGGCGATGCTCGGGTGTATGGCGATGCTCGGGTGTATGGCAATGCTTGTGTGTATGGTAATGCTCGGGTGTATGGTAATGCTCGGGTGTATGGTAATGCTCAGGTATCTGGCGATGCTTGGGTGTCTGGCGATGCTACTATTGAGAATAATGTTCAATGGCTACTTATTGGGCCTGCTAAATCAACAGGTCGCTTTACTACATCACACATTGATAAAAATTTAGGTGTTAGGGTAAATTGTGGATGTTTTAGTGGAACTGTCAATGAATTTTCAGAAGAAATTGAAAAAACACATAAGGACAATCAAACACACCTAGAGCAATATCGCTTATTTTGCCAGTTAATTGCTTTTAATTTTGGAGTGAGAAATGAATCCAACAAATTACCTTAGATTTGTAGAGAAGGACAATCGTAAAGTATTACAACAATGGTGGCACAGCACAGAGTTTGATGTATGTATTGCTAATAGCCCATCAGGAAGTGCTGGTCAATGGGTAGATGTTGAGTTGGTTAAAGAAAGCGAGTGAGAAATGATTGATTTAGCTTTTTTCATAGGGCAAAAAGTTTGGATACCTGATGCAAATCTTTACGGAGTTGTGCAACAAATTATTTTGAATTCAGACGGTATGCAATATCAGATTAGATATTGGGATGGGTCAACAAGAAAAAGTGAATGGGTTTTTTCAGATGAAATTATTTCAGCAGAAAAACAAAAAGTTGTTTAAAGAAAGCGAGTGAGAAATGAGTGATAAACAAGAAATAATTTGTTATTTTCTTTTAATTATTTGCGTTTTTATGGCTATTTTTATAGGTAAATGGAGTGATAAATGAGCAGAATAAGATATTTTGATATTATGAGGACAAGTATGGTATCTCCAGAACCCTGTATCAATTGCGAACACACTTTAAGATGCGGACTGGATGAATTAGCTTGTAAAGTTTTTGCATATTATGTCGAAAATAATAGATACCCAAAAGATCAGCCTAAATTCCCAGATAAAAAAATTTATATAAAAATTTTTGAAGATGATGATGGACAAGTAAGACTGTTATAATCGAAGCGTGAGAAGTGATTAGGCGAAATCTTAGGAAAGTAGCCATTTTTTTGGAGTTTTTATGCCAGTTACAAAAAGACCAGATGGATGGTGGTGGGGGAATACTCATGGACCTTATGCAACTAAGCAAAAAGCTGTTGATGTTGGCATTGCTGCTCATGCAAGCGGATTTCAAGAAAAAAGAGATAAAAATCTTACAGTTGCTCTTGATTATCACAATACTTATTCAGCCGATCCTAAATTTTGGGATACTTTTATTTATATGTGCTGGATGCGGAAATGGGAAGTTTATTGCGTAACTCATCACACAGGTCAAAAGCAAAATGACAAATTAATGGATAGTCTAGGCAAAGTATTAGACAAAGACCATATTATTTTCACAATGGGCAAAGCAAAAATGCCATTTGTTAAGAAATTAGGCATTGATATTGATATTTGGATTGATAACAACCCAATTCATATTATTCAAGACCCAGATTCAGAAGATTAATGAAAAAGCCACCAAAAACTAAGCACATCAGAAATGTGCCCAAAATGCCATTAAAACACCATGAGAAACTTCATGGAGTAAAAGTAATACACAATAAGCCACAAGACCCATTGCATCATAGAGAGCATTTAGCAGGTGTTGCCAAAGTAAAACAACACTCAGCAAAGATGCCTAAATCATATTTGGCAGTTGCACCATTAAAAGTTAAAGCACCAAGTAAACCAAAGAAAATATAATGCCAAGCCTACCAACCTATACTAAGTGTTCACAGTTAGGGTGCAAGAATTCAAGAAGCAAATTAAACACCTTTTGCATGGATCATGGTGGCAAGAATTACACAGTTGGCGATGAGCGTACAGCATTCAAGTCTATGTACCAATCATCATTATGGAAACAAATAAGACAAACACAACTAAGCAAGCAGCCACTCTGCCAAGCGTGCTTATTGTCTGGTCGAGTAAGCCAAGCCAATCATGTGGATCACTTGTTCGCATGGGCAAGCATAGGGAAGGCAGCATTCTCCCATAATGTATGGCAATCCCTTTGTATGGAGTGCCACTCAGTTAAGACAGGTCTAGAGAAGCAAGGCATATATAGGCACTATGTAGAACCCTTAAAGGACTACACCATCAATGACTATCAGTATGTAGTTAAGAATCAATAGTGTTGTATTAATGTAACACTTTCAACAAGCACACAAAATCACACAACATTAACAAAAGGAGCTAAGTCCTTGATAAACTTAAAGATTTATCTCCATCGGAAAATA